TATCAAATTCTTAAGAAGTAAAATTAATGAAGTTAATCTTCTAAATGCAAAATTATTATTTTCAAACAAATTGTTTAGAAACCATTCAATGAATGAAAGTCAGAAAATGAAAGTTATTGAAAACTTTGACAGAGCGTCTAACTTACGCGAAGTTAAATTAGTATTTGCTACATTGGCTGAATCATTCAAAGTAAGGCCTTCTAGAACAAAAAGAACAATTAAAGAAAGCTACGCTTCAAAGTCTAGCCGCTCAACAGCACCAAGAAAGAAAGTAATTTCTGAAGGCGCTGAATTAGCTGCAAGATGGAAAAAGTTAGCTAATCTGTAAATTTAAAAAGAGGAAAGAAAAAATGAATGTAAATTCACTATTACCTCAGAATACTAATGCTAACCAAAACGCCGTTGCAATCCAACTTGAAAACAAGTGGAAAAGAACCGGTCTTTTGGAAGGACTTAGTAATGAGGTAGAAAGAAAAGGCATGGCCGTTCTCTTAGAGAACCAAGCTAAGCAATTAGTATCTGAAGCAAACTCAACAGGAGGTGCTTCAGCAGAAGAGTGGTCGGGTGTAGCCCTTCCATTAGTAAGAAGAATCTTTGCAGAAATTGCTGCCAAAGATTTTGTAAGTGTTCAGCCAATGAACCTACCATCGGGTCTAGTATTTTACTTAGATTTCAAATATGGAACTAAGCAAGGTACTATGGGCACAGCCGGAGGTAATGACTTCGTAACAGATTCCGGAAGAACGTCTCAACTTGATTCTGTGTTCGGTGTAACTGATAAAGGTATGGGTGATGGAACTAATGTCGCTGTAGAAGGTCTTTACGGCGCAGGTCGTTTTGGATATTCTATCAATGACGTGACATCATCAAACTTGGCAATGTCACTTGATGCTACTGTTGCAACAACTAAATATGTAACATCATCTGTATCACTAACAGACGTCAATTTTAATTCAGAATGGTTAGCGGCATCTGCTTCAACAGCTACGAATGTAACTATATTATATTCTGACTTAGTTGCTCCTGATTCTGAAGGCGTAAGAGGCTTCAATTTGGTAGGTACTGATGTATCAGCTGTATATCCAGAATTCACTAAGCTAAATTCTGCTAAAACACAATTAACTTTTGTTATAGATAAAGCAGTCGGTACCGCGGTAATGAATGTTGTATATCATAAAGCTCCTACAGCAACTGATAGAGGTGACTTTGAAGATTCAAATGCATTGAATAGGAATGCTGCAGATGCGGGGTCAACATTAGACATCCCGGAAATCAATCTTGAAATGAGATCTGAGGCAATTGTTGCTAAGACACGTAAGTTGAAAGCAGTATGGTCTCCAGAGTTTGCTCAAGATTTGAATGCATATCATTCAATTGATGCAGAAGCTGAATTGACTTCTATGTTATCTGAATATGTTTCGCAAGAAATTGATTTAGAGATCCTAGATATGTTAATTAACAATGCGCAGACAACTGCATATTGGTCAGCAAAAATTGGATATAAGTATGATCCAGCAAAAACATCATTTGTTGATGATGCGACAGCAGGTCAAGCTTATAACCAAGGTACTTGGTTCCAAACTTTAGGTACGCAAATACAGAAAGTTAGTAATAAGATTCATCAGTTAACATTGAGAGGAGGTGCGAACTTCCTAGTTTGTTCTCCAACCGTTGCAACAATCCTAGAATCAATTCCTGGATATGCTGCTGATACAGATGGTGACAAGCAACAGTTTGCAATGGGTGTACAGAAAGTTGGTTCTATTAATAGTAGATTCCAAGTTTACAAGAATCCATATATGACTGAAAATGCTATATTGATGGGATATAGAGGATCACAGTTCCTAGAAACAGGCGCTGTTTATTCTCCATACATTCCACTTATTATGACTCCATTAGTATATGATCCAGACAACTTCACTCCAAGAAAGGGTGTAATGACTAGATACGCTAAGAAAGTTGTAAGACCAGAATTTTATGGTAAAGTACTTGTTCATGCATTGAACAATATTTAATAATTAATTATTAAGTGTTAATATATAGGAAAGGCCCTCTTCGGAGGGCCTTTTTTTGGCTTTACATGTGCAATTAGATATTTATATTAAATAGTTGTAACATAAAGGAGCCACATAATGGCAGTAAAAAGTAATATGGTAAAAAGTCCTCCTAAAGGAAACATCCGATTTTCAATATCTTTATCAGATGAACAAAAGTTAGCAAAAACACAAATTTTAGATCACCCATTCAACTTTATTGTTGGAAAGGCTGGTAGTGGTAAAACATTATTAGCGGTACAAGTGGCACTTGATATGTTTTTCAAAAAACAAGTAAATAAGATAATAATTACTAGACCAACAATATCAACTGAAGATAATGGGTTCCTCCCAGGCTCAGAACGTGAAAAGATGGAGCCATGGCTAGTACCGATTAGATCTAATATGCGCAAGGTATATAATAAACCTGATATATTAGAAAAGATGGAAAAGTCAGAACAAATCGAATTATGTTCATTGGCACATTTCCGAGGAAGAACATTTGACAATGCAGTTGTTATAGTAGATGAATTTCAAAATCTAACTAGATCTCAATTATCAATGGCAATAGGCAGATTAGGTAAGGATTCAAAAATGATTTTTTGTGGAGATTCTTATCAAATAGATCTGAGAGATAAAAATTGGTCTGCGTACCATGACATGGCAAAGCTAACAGTATCTAATTATGTATACAAGACTGTACTTGAGGATTCGCATAGGCATGGCGCAATAGATGATTTATTAGAATTATTGAATGGTTATCATTAACTAGCATATTTATATAAAAGAAATGGCTACTAAAATAAAATGGGAAGACGCAGACTTTAAATGGAACGATAATCCTTATAAATGGGATGAAGTCCAGTTAGTTGAAGAAGTTGTAGATGTAATTAATGCCAATGGCGGTATTGCAGATGCGATCCAACAATTGTCACCAGAAAAAAAGAAGCGATTTATTAAATTAATATGTAAAGTAAAAGGTATAGAAACTTATTCCGGACAAAAAACTATTAGAGATGATATTAACGTAGATGCTAAGGATATAGAATTAGTAGTTAAAGAAGTATTGGGAGTAAATTTAACCGTGGAGAATATACATGTATAAATTATTTACAGATAAAGCAGAACTGTTTGAATGCGATATCAAAATATCCGGCGCAAGTCTCAAGAAGTCGGTAGCACGACTAGTTGTCGAAACTAATGATTATAGTTTAATGTTCACCGGAAAGATAAGCAACTCTGGAAAGTGTGAAATTCCTATTAAGAAATTAAAAGGATTGATTGACGAATCTACAACTGGAAATATACGTTTAGAAGTCATCGCTGAAGATACATATTTTACGCCATGGAAGTCAGAATTTAACATCGAAGCTAGTAAGAAGGTCACGGTAGAAGTTAAATCACAGACTAATAAAACAGTTATTAAAGAAAATAAAATTCAAGTTTCTAATGTAAGCCAAGAAATAACAAAAACAGATATTGACCATGTTACTAATATTATGAAATTATTAGTACGTGAAAATATAACATTAGAAAATCTATCTATTAAAAAGGATAGGTTAAATAAAATAGTTGCAACATACAGAAAACATAAACCATTAACTGAGAACAAACATAAAGAAGTTATCAAAGGCGTTCTCAAAGGTTTATATAAAAAATAAGGTTATAAATGGCTTTACCAGACTTAACAGGCCAAAATATTCAAGATACTTATCAAAGAGTATTACAGGTAAGCGACGATGGATTTGTGCGAGACGGCACAGGTTCATTAGCACCAATATTATATATGACAGCTTCATATGCATTATCTGCGTCAGTAGAAATAACACATGAAGTATCATCATCCCATGCACAGAGAGCAGACTTTGCGGATGCAGGAAACTTTATCTCAGCATCTAGCCAAATTGCAACTGAAATATCTGGAGCATTCTTTGCACCAAGTGCTAGTTTTAGTACGAGAGTGACTCTGAATGATGCCAAGGTTACTAATACAGATCAAAGCTTAGTACATTTAGCAGTAACTGGCAGCGCTGTATTATTTGGCGACATAACAGCATCAGGCAATATAAGCGCAAGTGGTGATGTAAAGGCTAGTAATATATCTGTCCGTGAAAATTTTATTTTAGCAGACAACTCAAGATTACAATCCGAAAATCAGGATACTACATATATTAAGTTAGTTAATGATGATTATTGGCAAGTGTATGCAAATGGCTTAGAGACAGCTAAATTTTCATCTCAACAGGTGGTAATTAACGATACCGGACAATATTCAGTGGATTTTAGAGTAGAAAGTAACAACGACACTCATCTTTTATTTACAGATGCATTGGCTGAAAAAGTAACAATAGGAACAGATACGCCTAGTGATTCACTATTTACAGTAGCTCGTGATATCACAGTACAAACACATATAACAGCATCTGGAAATATAAGTGCAAGTGGTAATATAATAGGTCCTAATTTAATAGCTGACAGTGCTAGTTTTAGTACAAGAACAACCACTTTAGAAGGTAACGGAGTGTTTACGGCCGCAATGATTTCCGGATCATTCTTTGCACCAAGTGCTTCATTTTCAACCAGGGTGACTTTGAACGATGCCAAGGTTACTAATACAGATCAAAGCTTAGTACATTTGGCAGTAACTGGCAGTAACGTATTGTTTGGCGACATAACAGCATCCGCGACCATAGAAGCTAATAGATTTAAAGGTGATGCAAGAGATTTAATTAATGTCCCTAATGACCTCGTATGGGATGGAACAGTAGGAGATGGTCATCTACAAATTATCACGTGCCGACGTTTTAATGAAACTGGGTTTCCAAATGAATTTCAATTTATTAATACTTCATCTTTAGAATGGACTGATACTGGATTTGGTGTTGGAATTACCTCACCCATAATATACGCAAGAGCTCATGATGCCGCAGAAATATCTAATAATGTTAGTTTAACTGCTGTACCATATATAGTATTTAGTGGTTCAAATTTCCAAATACATCCTACACTTGAAGGGGCTTCAGCCGGAATTAAAAAAATAGATTTAAATGCTCTAGACAGTAATAATGATGGAAAAATATCAGACATAGTACTTTTAGACGCTATAAGAAATACATTATTAGAGTTTAAAGACGTTGGGGTATTTAATACCTCGCAAGTAAACTATAACATACAAGATTCATATAAAATCGAAGAAGTTTCCAGTTTGTTGCCAGAGCAAATAGCTATTTCAAATTTTTATGCAGGCGACCCTACTAGTACAAAAGTATTTAGTTTTCACTATTTTACTAGTGAATCTTCTCGAAGGGGGGGTGGCGCAGAAACAACACAAATTTTTGATATTACTATAAACCCAAATAAAGTATATTCTTCACTAAATACAGACTTAGATACCACATTTAATTCCACAGTAACCGTTAACGGTAACATTACAGCCTCAGGTAATATAAGTTCGAGTGGTAATATAATAGGTCCTAATTTAATAGCTGACAGTGCTAGTTTTAGTACAAGGGTAACTACTAATGATGCAAAAATAAGCTATACAGATGCAGCAGTAACAAGTGTAATCCATACCGCAAATATAATAAGTAGTTCAGCCCAAATTGCAACAGACATTAGTGGATCGTTCTTTGCTCCAAGTGCTAGTTTTAGTACAAGAACAACTGCTTTAGAAGGAAATGGCGTGTTTACAGCCGCAATGATTTCCGGATCATTCTTTGCACCAAGTGCTTCATTCTCAGACAGAGTAACTTTAAATGATGCTAAGGTTACCAATTCACATCAAAGCCTTGTACATTTAGCAGTAACTGGCAGTAATGTATTGTTTGGCGACATATCAGCCTCAGGTAATATAAGTTCAAGTGGTACAATTAAAGCTGATATATTTGAAGTACCAGACGGCCATAGATTAGCAGATTTTAATAGTAATGCAATTGCAATA